AAGTATGTGTCTAAGACTGTGGCGATTTGTAAGACTTCTACTACCACATATACTATAAAAGCAATATATGACAGAAAAGAGCCTGTCAATCGTGGTCGGCGTAAGTTTAGCCAGATTGAAGATTTGATGGATTTGGAGTACGTGGACGATAACTATGATATGTACTTTCCAGAACTGGATTTGTTGATCCTTCCTATCCATCCTGTTTTATTAGGGAAACTTACAATTACTGAACAAGCGCAGATCAAGAGCATTATTAATGTATATTTATATGGAAAAGGTCAAGCCATGCAGATGTGCAGAACTGTTTGTTTCCAAGTCCGGCTGCATGATGATCGTAACCGTATTTATGCTGGTATCTTTGATCTGGAGCGTGGTTGTTCTATAACCAGTAGGCAAATTTTTGAGGAATATATGTCTGTCGATATGCCAGATGATATTCTTGCAAAGCATCGAGCATTTCAGAACCATGCAAAAGAATTTATGAAAAACTTAGGGAAATTTGAAAATAAGGCTTGACAAATCGGCGCAAGCCGACTATAATAACAATAGATACAACAACGGAAGTGAGTGATACAAAATGCTCTGGTAAGGACGCTGGGATCAACGTCCAGCAGCAAGAAGTTAAGGCCATCTTAATCCATTGATTTTCTTTCTCCACAATAACAATAAATGCAAAAATCTTCTTGACAAGTGCGTTTAACTATGTTATTATAATAGTGTGAGGTGATTATAATGGTAGATAACTTGGTGATGGACAGATATGTTGAAGAATCCTCGCTAAAAATGAATGAAAAAAGCAAGCAACATATCAGAACTTTATTGACAAAATTCTTTGGAATGAAGCCTGACGTGGCCTATAATGACCTGACTCGACAAGATTTAATTGAAATGCTTTCTGCTTTTAATGCTACATCTATCATCACTTTTAACTCTGAAAAGAGCAAGATGAATGATTTTATGAAGTGGATGGTTGAGGAAGGCTACGGAACAGATGAGCCATTAAAAATTCTTGGTGATATTACATTTTTTGATCTTGACCGTTCCCATTTGTATGATAGGTATTATTTTCGGGACTATGAAGAACTTCATAATACGATGGATGAAGCCTTTTCAGAGCGTGGATCAGAGTTTGATACGTTCAGGTCTGCTGCTGTGTTGGTGTGGTTTGGGATTGAAATTAAATACCTTTCAAATATCCTAAAAGAAGATATTTATGAGGATGAAGGGTATGTAGTTCATCCAGAGACAAAAGAAAAAATTATGTTGCCTCCATTGGCTATGTATGTTCTTATAAACTATCGTGACTCAGACACCTATGATTCAAGTAAGTTTGGCGGCAGCGTTATGACTTATGCTAAAAGCAAGTTCTTATTCAGGAGTTATAAAAATGCTCAATTTACAACAGCGCAAATTACAAACATATCAAGTTCCGCAAATCGTGCGGCTGAAGAAATTGGCAAGACATTTCAGTGGAATAAGATTTATTTGAATGGTATATATAATAGGATGTACCAGTATGAACAAGAGCATGGTGATTTGTCAAGGTCTGACTTTGATAAGCTAAAAGTTTTCTTTGGAAAGCCAGACTTGAAACCAACTTCTCAACACAAAATGGATATGGCAAGAAAATTTGAAGAATATCAGGAATTTAAGGAGCATATGTATTCTTGAATTTCAGTTTTAAGGGGCGTGTCCTCTTAAAACTTGACTAATAACCATAAATACAACTATCGCAGAATAGTTCAATGGTAGAACGCCGTAAGGAGATGCTGGTTCGAGTCCAGCTTGTGCGAACATCATTTTTCAAAAATCAAAGTTTAGAAAGGAAGTATGTAAAATGACTACTGAGAAGATGACTGTTCACAAGGCTCTTGCTGAACTGAAGGTGCTGGATGATCGTATTCTTGCCGCCATTGGTGCTTGCAATCTTGTTACTACTAAGAAGAACAATCAGGATAAGGTACGTGGCAAGACCGTTGCAGAGTTCACCGCCGATGCCAAGTCTGCTTACGATAAGGCAACCGACCTTATTAAGCGGCGCAATGCCATTAAAGATGCTGTGAATGTGTCTAATGCTAACACTACTGTCAAGATCGGTGATCAGGAGTATACTGTGGTTCAGGCTATTGACAAGAAGAATCATGGTATGGATTTCTTCAAGAGTTTGCGTGACACTATGGTAGAGCAGCTTGCCAAAGCAAAAACCGATCTTGAGCGCAATAACGATAGCCTCCAGCAGAAGGCAGAGCAGTTTGTAACTGGCCTGATGGGTAATAAGGATGCCAAGACTAATGGAGATGAGTTTGATGCCTCTGTTCGGACTTACATTAAGTCAAACTCTATGGAGTTGATTGATCCTGTTGGACTTGAGAAGCGGATCGAGGAACTGGACAGTATGATTACGGCGTTCATGACCGAGATTGATGCTGCCCTGTCCGTCAGTAATGCTCTGACCACCATCGAGATTACTTACTAAAGCATATCTCTCTTCGCTGCATGGCGAAAACTATAAACCATGACACGCCTGAGTTTTTGGGAAAAGAGTTCTGAGGTGTAAATTAATAAAAACTCTACCCACCTTCTGAAATTACGGTTATCGTAATTTTTAATACATAATCAAATTGGAATATGATTATTATATAAAAATTATTAATTCTGTCAAGTGGGAATTGCATTATGACGGTTCGCCACAGAATAGAACTTAAAAGATGACTGTAAAGTTCAAGGCTGAAAGTTGAAAGCTGAAGGCTCAATGCTAAAAGTTTAGACTTATCAAAGGTGAAAGGTTAGGCAACAAAGTTAAAAGGTAGTCAAAATCCTTGTAAATGGTTTTAGGAATTGTCATGCTTGTCCTTTAGTGATCCACAAGGCAGCTATGTAGCGAGGTTGATATAAATAGAATGTCTGATAGATACTATCGGACATTCTGTTCAAAACTTATTGTGGAATGTTGGCTTAGAAGCAGCCACCATTTAAAGAGTAGAGCGAAGCACCGCTAAGTGCGAAATGCTCAAGTTGCGTACTATATTATAAGTGCAACATGGAGTGATGTGCTGGCGGGAAAATGTGGAAGTGGAACGTCACCCCGTAACTGGTAAGGACTGACCCTCTTTTGGCGTAATAGCACACCATAATAAGTTTTGTACAGAGTGTCCGATGTAAGGAGTGATTGATTGCACAAGAAAGTAATTGCGTTTATCAATAGGTTTACATTTGGCGGCAAACTGAAAGATACAATTACAACTTTTACGCAAGGTTGCTGTTATTGGTTTGCTTATATTTTGCATAGTAGGTTTTCAAATTCTATTATCATGTATGATCCTTTAGAGAATCACTTTGTTGTAGAAATTGAAAAGCGACTTTACGATATAACAGGGGAAGTTACAGGCCAATATAACGTTGTTTGTTGGAAGAAGTACCCTGATAAAAAAGGTATTATTCGAGACTGTATTAAATTTTAAAAAAGGAGAATATAAAATGGAACTTCGTATTGATCAGAATGTTTTGGATCGGTTTCCCAACTTGAATGTTACTAAGGAAAATGATGTGGTTACGGTTAAGTTTAATGAGGGCAATAGTAATTCTGACTTTCTGTTTCCCCTGAATTTCCCGCTGCATAATCTCGATAGTCTTTCTTGGAGCAAGATTGATGAGATTGGTCGTGCTGGTAAGGCCAGAACGTTCTTTGCTCTTGGTGCAACTAAGAAGGACTATATGAAGAATGGATTTGTTGCCGAGTATCAGATTATGGACTTCGATCATGACGATCTTGCTGATGACAGCGGCAAGGCTCCTATCAGTTGGGATATGGTTGCGCTTTATAAGGATGAGATTTATATGAAGCGTAATAGTGAGTCCTCTTGTTGGGATGAGTGTGATGGACGTACATTCCTTAATGGCGAGTTCTACGATAATATGTCTGATGAACTTCGTGCCATCGTTAAGCCTGTATGGAAGTTGACCGCCAACAAGAATGGTGAGATTGTAAAGTCCAAGGATTATGTCTGGCTGAAGTCTGAAAAGGAACTGTTTGGACGAGCAATTTATTCTAATGATGGTGAAGGCCATTGGTATGCGTTGTTTATGCAGGAGGATTTTCCGTGGTTCAAACTGAATGGCGAGAATGAGCGAGACTGGCAATGGCTGCGTTCCGTTCGTGCTGGCATCACGAACTACTTCTGCTTTGTCGGCTCTGGCGGCTCTCCGGGCTACTACTTCTCCGGCTATTCCTGTGGGGTCGCTCCCGGCTTCTGTTCGTAAAGTTGATCGTTTTATCCCTCCTATCTCGTCTAAGGCGCAAGCCGGGACAGATAGGAGAGGATAAAACAAAACGTCAGAACTGAGACAAAAGGGAAAGGAAGAAGAAACTATGAGAGTTTTACTCTTGTTGCGTGGATCGGCTGGTGTTGGTAAGTCCACATATATCAAAGAGCATGGGCTTGAGCCGTATGCACTGTCAGCAGATAATATTCGTATGATGTGTCAGTCCCCGGTAATGCAAACAAACGGAACTCTTGCAATTAGCCAATCGAATGAAAGGTTAGTATGGTCGTTGTTATTCCAGATGCTTGAGGCAAGGATGCAGCGTGGAGAATTTGTAGTGATTGATGCAACAAATTCCAAGACACAAGAAATCAACCGCTATAAAGATATGGCTAAAACTTATCGGTATCGGATGTATTGTGTTGATATGACTGGTGTTCCTATGGAAGAATGTAAACGGCGTAATAAACTGAGGCCGATTTACAAGCAAGTCCCGGATGAAGTCATCGAAAAGATGTATGCTCGTTTTGAGACACAATCTATTCCGGCTGGTGTGACCGTAATTCAGCCTGACGAACTGGATAAAATTTGGTATAAGCCAAGCGATTTCTCTCATTATAAGAGGATTCATCATATTGGAGATATTCACGGATGCTATACCGTCTTGAAAGAGTATTTGAATGATGGATTCAAAGATGATGAATTATATATTTTCTGCGGTGATTATATTGATCGTGGTATTGAAAATGTAGAAGTAATCAACTTCCTGTATGAAAACATGAATCGTCCCAATGTAATATTGCTGGAAGGAAATCATGAACGCTGGCTTTGGTATTGGGCGCATGGTGGTACATCTAAATCAGCAGAGTTTGAGAAAGTTACCCGCAAGCAGCTTGAGGCTGGGGGGTTGGATTCTAAAATTGCTCGAATGTTGTATCGTAAATTTAATCAGTGTGTGTATTATACATACAATGAAAAAACTGTTTTGGTTACTCATGCTGGTTTAAGTGTAATTCCTGATAATCTGACAGAGATTGCATCTGAACAGATGATTCGTGGAGTTGGACGGTATAGTGAATACTTAGATGTTGCAAAGACATTTGATGAAATTATGCCTGAGAATACATATCAGGTGTTTGGTCATCGTAACACTGAGGATTCTCCGATTACGGTGTCAAAACGGTGTTTTGATCTGGAAGGTAACGTTGAGTTCGGCGGTAATCTTCGGGCTGTAGTTTTGGATGCAGACGGTTTTCATCCTGTAATGATCAGAAACACAGTGTTTAAAGAGCAGACTAACGAGGAAGCAGTTGTACCAACTGAATATACTGAAACAGAGCAAAACGTTATGGAAGTTGTGGATAAAATGCGTCAGAACAAATACATTTACGAAAAGAAGTATGGCGACATTTCCTCTTTCAACTTTACCCGTGAGGCTTTCTATGATAAGAAGTGGAATGAGCAGACTACTAAGGCCAGAGGTTTGTTTATTAATACAGCAAATGGAACTGTAGTTGCCCGTTCTTACCCAAAATTCTTTAATGTTAATGAGAGAGCAGAAACAAAGTTTAGTATGCTCCAGCATAAGTTGAAGTTCCCCGTTACTGCATATGTAAAAGAGAATGGATTCCTTGGCATGGTGTCATATAATCCTGATACAGATGATTTCTTTATTACCAGCAAGTCCAGTCCTGATAGCGAGTTTTCAGCATGGTTGAAGGCAATGTTCTATGAGAATGTAAATGACGTTGCTGGCCTGAAGGAATATCTGAAACGGAAGAATGTCACAATGGTATTTGAGTGTGTAGACATGGAAAATGATCCTCACATTATCAAATACGACAAATCACATTTGTTCTTGTTGGATATTGTAAAAAATCAACTTGAATATGAGAAATTGCCTTATCAGCAGCTTGTTCAGATCGGTAAAGAGTTCGGATTTGAAGTTAAGACACGTGCATATCAGTTTATGGATTGGCAGAGTTTCCGTAACTGGTATACTGAAATCATGGATGAGGAATATCTTTATGATGGCAATGTAGTTGAAGGTTTTGTTGTTGAGGACAATGCTGGGTACATGGTAAAATTCAAGTGCTATTACTATCATTTGTGGAAACATATGCGGTCTGTTGCACAGGAAGTATTCAGAAGCGGACAGTATCGCCGTATGGGATCGCTGCTTACTCCGCTTGAAAATAAGTTCTATGGCTTCTGTAAGGAAATTAGAGATCGGGAACATCCCAATCATATCATTCCGTTGCGTGATATGTTCATGCAACAGTTGATTGAAAGCAAATAACAAGAAATACAACAACGAGGTTAAAGAATGGACAGAGTTTTATTAAGCACTGGTAATAATAGCTGGGGAACTCCGCAGAAGTTCTTTGACCGCTTGAATCAAGTATTCCGTTTCACTCTTGATCCGTGTGCAGACGAAAACAATCATAAGTGCGATAAATTCTACACTGTGCAGGATGATGGCCTCTCGCAAAATTGGGGGGGGCAAGTAGTTTTCTGTAATCCACCGTACAGTCGTAGGACGAAGGATAATCCCGGACAAGAGGATTGGATTGAGAAATGTTGTTCAGAGAGTGAAAACAACAAGATCACAGCGGTCATGCTTATACCAGCAAGAACAGATACAAGGCCACAACACGAATATGTGTTTGCTCATGCAAAGTATATCTGCTTTGTTAGAGGGCGGTTAAAGTTCAACGATGGTGCTGATCCAGCACCGTTCCCAAGTGAAGTTGTTGTTTTCACTCAAGACAACTTTGACAAAGAAATCAAAGGTCTTTCAGACCTTGGGTTTTGGATTAAATTAAGGGAGTGATGTGAAATTAAATATGTTGGCAGCAAGTCTCGGATCGCCAAGCATATTGTTCCTATTATTCAGTCATACATCGACAAAACGGACGCAAACTTTTACTTAGAGCCTTTCATCGGGGGGGGCAAATGTAATTGATAAAATTTCTTGCAAGAGAAAGATTGGTTACGACATTAATCATTACTTGATTGAGTTATTCAAACATTTGGATATGATAGATGGATTGCCAGATGACATTTCAAAGCAAGAGTATAGTGATGTAAGGAAGTCGTGGCAAAATCAAGACGGTAAATATCCAGATTGGTATATCGGTGTAGTTGGCTTTCTTGCATCATATAACGGAAAGTTTTTCGGTGGTCGGGCTGGTACAGTAAGAACAAAGATTGGTACAATCAGAAACTACTATGACGAAGCAAAGCGAAACCTGATGACACAAATCCCAAATTTGTCAGGGATTGAATTTGGAGAGTTTGATTACCAGCAACTTGATATGTCTAAGTTCAAAGGCGGCGTAATCTACTGCGATATTCCATATAAGAACACAACAGGCTATCAGCAGACATTTAATCATGATGAGTTTTGGGCGTGGGCTGAACGATGTTCAAGAGACAATATCGTTTTGGTGTCAGAACAGGTATCCCCGGATGGATGGAAGTCAATCTGGTCGAAGCCAGTTAAACGAACACTGGATAATGCGTCACGGATTGACATTACGGAACAACTATATATTTTTGACAAATAACAAGAAATACAAATATTGGAGATGATAATAGCATGACACGTATGGAACGAAAAAGAGTACATAAAATTCGACTTTTAAGCATTGCTGTGATGGTTGTTGCTTTGGCCTGTATCCTTGCTTGTTGTACTGCTCCCATGCACCCTGTTCCCGCATTTGGTTGAGGGGGTACAGAATGGTAACAGTAGCTAAAACTTGGGGGGGGGGCAAGCACTACCACTTGATAAAGGTTCTTTACGAACAAACGTAATATTCAATGATGATTGTATCAAAGGAATGTCATTGATGCCTGATGAATCGGTTGACTTGATTCTGACTGATCCTCCATACAATATAAGCGTTAAAAATAATTTCCATACTTTAAAAGGTAGACATGGGATTGATTTTGGAGAATGGGATAAAGGATTTGATTTAACTGGTTGGATACCTAATGCGATTCGTATTTTAAAAAGTGGTGGAAACATTATTATTTTTAATGCTTGGAGAAATATGGGACAAATTGCAGATATGCTCGAACAAAATGGGTGTTTAATAAAAGAAATGATTCAATGGCAAAAGACAAATCCAATGCCACGGAATAGAGATAGACTTTATGTAACTACTTGTGAATTTGCAATTTGGGCTACAAAAGGAAAGGGTTGGACTTTTAATAGGCAAAGAGAAACATATGAAAATACAATTTTTGTTTATCCAATCGTTTCTGCAAAGCAAAGATTTCATCCTACGCAAAAACCGACAGCCCTAATTGAAGATTTGATAAAAATACATAGCAATGAAAAAGACATAATTTGTGATCCTTTTATGGGAAGTGGTTCAACAGCATTGGCAGCATTACATACAGGACGCAAGTTTATTGGATATGAACTTGATGAAAAGTATTATGAAGTTGCTTGTCAACGAGTAGATCAAGAAATGAAAGGGTGTTGAAATGCAGCCTATTTTCCCGGAATATATACAATTTTTGAAAAGCCATAATTGTGATGTAGATTGGTTCCATGAAAACACTTTTTGGCTTGATAACAACATTGTAAAAGCCTTCAGACGGGGGGGCAAGTAGTTTTATTATACCGTGTATCGGTTGATGATAATTTACATCTGACTTTAACTAAGCATAAGCAGAATAAAAACTTTGATGACTTTGAAACGTGGCAAGAAGCAATTCAGAGAAATCGAAATAGGCTTTACCAGATAGAACAAGAAAGTATAAATTTGTTGCAACAATATGGTTTACATACAGATCGAAGAATTATCAATACAAATTCTACTGGTAAAGATAGTATGGTGGTAACTCATCTTGCTAAAAAAGCTGAATTGAATTTTGAAACATTCTTTAATGTCACAACACTTGATGTAGCAGAAAGTAATCAAATGGCAAAGCGCAATGGGTATCAGCACATCTTTCCTGATCCTCAATACGGTGGATTTTATCAATATGTTCATAATAGCAGAATGATACCAAATAGATTTACAAGATTTTGTTGTCAATATTTCAAGGAAAGGCCAACAATAGATTATTTCAACGCAGATGACAAACTTTTGTTTATGTTTGGTATTCGTAACGGAGAAAGTAATCAGCGATCAAACTATGAGGATATTATAAAGAATCCATTATGGGGTAATCGTGATTGGATAGGGGTTTTACCTATTCGCAAGTGGTCAGAATTAGATATTTGGCTTTATATTCTTGCAGAAGATATTGAAGTAAATCCTAAATACAAATATGGATATACAAGAGTTGGATGTGGAATTGCTTGTCCGTATTATACAAAATACACATGGGTTCTTGATAAGTTCTGGTATCCATATCTTTATAATCGTTGGAGAGATATTCTTCGTAATGATTTTGTCAGTAACAATAAATGGCTGATTATGAATTGCACAATTAAAGAATATGTTACAAAAGCATGGACAGGTGGTGTCTTTCGTACAGAGCCAACAGATGAGGTCATTCAGGAATATGCAGAACATTCCGGGTTAGATATAGAAGTTGCGAAAAAGTATTTCAACCGATATTGTTCAAATGGCTGTATTAGCAAGCGAAGTCAGCCATTAAAAATAAAAGATAAAAACACTTTAGCAATGAACATGAAGATGTTTGGTCGTGATATTGAGAAATTCAAATGCAAGAAGTGTTTAATGAAAGAGTTTGGATGGACTCAAGAACAATGGAATAAACAAGTTAATGAATTCAAAAATCAAGGATGCAGACTATTTTGATTATAAGGAGAGATGCTAATGAAAATTTACTATGCTCATCATGTTTGGAAGTACGATACGCCTATAGAAAATTTTGAAATCAAGTGTATTGAACGGCAATTTAAAGATGCAGTTATTGTAAATCCTCGCACAACCATCCCGCAAGATCAACCAGAAAGCGTCATTCTTGATTACGCATATAAAGCACTCGATGACTGTGAGGCTATTGTGTTCTCTACATTTTCAGGAATGATCGGACATGGAGTATTTAATGAAATCATCTATGCTTTTAATGCTGGAAAGAAAGTATATCAGCTTGACGGAACTGAATGTATTGAAATTAGAAGTTACACAGATTTTATTGAGCATGGAATTCGTGATTTTATTTTCCGTGGTGATAACAGAATGTACGCCGTTGTAAATTCTCCATGTTGGTGATGTGATGGGATTAAGAGTTTTATCAATTTGTGGTGGTCTTGAAACTGGATTGCTGGCTTTAAAAGAATTAGGAATACCAGTTGATGAATACCATACTTATGAAATTTTTGAACCAGCTATCGAACTTAGTAAAAGGCATTTTCCTGAAATTATTCATCATGGAGATGTTATTGGAGCAGATTTTTCACAGTTTAAAGGTTTTGATCTGGTGATGGCTGGTACGTGCTGCCAGAGTTTATCGGTAGTCCGGCAAGAAAACAATCAAGTATGTTCAGGACTGATGGGCAAATCTGGCATTTTCTTTGAGTATGCAAGAGCCGTCAAAGAAATTCAGCCAAAATGGTTCCTGTTGGAGAATGTAGTTCCAAAAAGCAAGACTGATCAGAATATTATTACCGATAACTTGGGGGGGCAAATTCCTCAGTTGATAAATTCAAATCTCTTTTCTGCACAAGACAGGGAGAGATTGTATTGGACGAATATTCATATTGGTTCGCTGCCTAAATTAAACACAACCGTCCTGAAAGATATAATGGTATCAGATGCGCCAGAGAAAGATTATTATGATAAACCATATATCTTTCATGGTGAAGATAAAAAAGTAATCGCTACATTACAAGTTAATACACATGATATGTTGAAACGAGTTTACAATCCTCAATTTAAATGTGCAACTTTGACTTGTGTGAATGGTGGTTATCAAGAAAAGAAAGTTTGGGATAATGGACGTATTCGCAAACTGACACCTGTTGAGTATGAGAGGTTACAAACATTGCCAGATAATTTTACAGAAGGATATAGTGACAATGTTCGGCGTTCACTCTGCGGCAATGGGTGGACAAAAGAGGTTATAAAGCATATTTTCAAGGGCTTATAACAATAAATACAACAAGAAAGAAGGTATAAGATGGCAAAGATTGTAGAGTTAGAAAGTGGCACTAATCCTGTTGAGGAAGTTACTGATCCAAAGCAGAAGGCAAAGAACGAGACAGAGGAAATGATTCAGCGTTTGATGAAAAAGGCATATGTGCTTGGATTGTCTGCTGGTATGAAAACCATGTGTGGTTCTATTCTTGAGAAGATGAATCAGAATAAGAATCTTAATCCTCAGAAGCAGTTGATGCTTTTACGTCAGTGGTGTAATCACAATTTGGCAATTAACAACAAACAGGACGAGAACAACGATACAGAAAGCAAGTCAGAGGAAACTACAAATAATACAGATAAAAAGGAGAATGAAAATGATGCGTAAGTCACAGAGCAATTCCACTATTTTGACCGAAAAGGCGGCGCAGTTAGACAGTCTGATGAAGGATTCTGAGAACGCAGTATCCGTGATTACCACAACGATTGATAGGCTGGCAAATGTAAATGCCCGTATCAATTCTACTCGTCAGGAGATTGAGTCCTATAAGGCCGAACTTGAGCGTTTGGATGGTTCTATGGAGCAGCAGTTCTCTCACAACGCTAAGATCATCGAGAAGTTTAAGAACTTTCTGGAGGACTAATGAATAGGGATACGTTTGAAAAAGAAATTGGCTGGATTCATTCAGAGAAAATTGCAAAGTTTGCTACATATTGTGTAAACAATCTTCCTGACTATTTCTTTACGGTTCCTGCATCGTCAAGTGGCAAGTATCATCCTTCTTATGCTCTTGGAGATGGTGGCCTTGTCCGGCATACCAAAGCTGCTGTATCCATTGCTCATGAACTGTTTAATCTTGAAATGTTCCCATTTACTAATGACGAGCAAGACTTGATTATTGTAAGCCTTATTCTTCATGATGGCTTGAAACAGGGTGATGGCAATGGAAAGAGGACAGTATTTGACCATCCTATTTTTGCAGCGAATTTTGTAAAGAGGTGCAATATTGAAAGTCAGTTGTTGACTGATGAACAGGAAGCCTTTGTAGTAAACGCCATTGAATCTCATATGGGGCAATGGAATACATCAAAGTATTCTAAAGTTGAGTTGCCAAAGCCTAAGAATAAGTTTCAGAAATATGTTCATCTGTGTGACTATCTGGCCTCACGAAAGTATTTGGAATTTAATTTTGAAGCTATTTAAAAACAGTAAAGGAGAAAAAGTAAATGAGTTATCAAGCACGATTCAGTTTTGTTGGTACTCCCGTCATTCCCAAGCAGAAGTCAGATACCAAGCGTCCTTTCTGCAAGGAGGGTGAGTATGTTGATAAGCAGACTAAAAAGAAGCGCAAGACACTTTCTATGACGTTTGGTGTTAAGGAAACGGACTCAAATATGGCATTTGTTGAGGCTTTTGATAGTGTTCAGTCCACAATTAAGACAATGGATGCCGACAATGAGAAGATGGATGTTGATTGGGATGACCGTTTCGATGAGGAAATTGTTGATAAGGTTGCCAGTTATCGTAAGTACATTGTTGATCTTGGTGAGGAATGTGGTGGTCGGCAGGAGTTCATCACCGTCTATGACATGATTCAGCACTTGCAGGAGTATCTTCCTCAGTACGATGGGCGTGTGGTGGTTACAGGCCAGTTCACTCGTGATTGGTACGCCAAGAAGAAGATGTATTTTAGCAAGTTCCGTATCCAGAATGTTTTTGCCGCCCCCGAAGAGCGCAAGAGTCGTTTGCTGATTACTGCTGATTTGTTCTATAACAAGTCCAGTCTGGATGATTCTGATTATGCAGAGAATAAGAAGATGACTCTGGATTGCTACATTGAGCAGTATATTAACAAGGATGAGGGTAGGAAGTTTGTTCCCATTCAGTGTGTGTTCTCTGGCGCAAAGTATGATCCTGAGAATGAGAAGCACAAGAAGCTGCTGGCTAACAAGATGAGTTATCTTAATGTTGCCAAGATGAAGGTTCAGAACGATCAGGATGAGATTGTTACTGTAAAGGGTGATGAGTACGTCCATATCCCTTGGGAGATTGTTCTTCTGCGTGGTGCTGAAGAAGTTGACTTTGACGAGTCTATGTTGACTGAGCGGCAGCGTGAACAAGTTGAACTTGGTATTCGCACTGTTGATGATTTCCGTCCGAAGGGAAATGTCTTTGGTGATCGGGTTGATGAATTCAGACTGAAGGATGTTATCATTTCGTCTGACGATTTCAAAGATGGATATTGTCGGCTTGCTGATGACAAGGGAGATGAGTTCGAGGAAAAGATTTATCAGCCTCCGCAGGATGAAACTATGGAAGAGGCTAAAAAGAACTCTAAGAAAGCCAAGAACACCGAGTCTAATGACGATGATCCTCCGTTTGACGAGGACAAGAAGAATGATGGTGTTGATGAAGATGACCTGTTTTAAGGGGGAGGTAGATAAATATGGCAAGGAAATTTGGACAGAAGCGTGAGATTTGCATTGACCCTTTGGCTTATAACATTGGTCTGATCGGTGAGAGTGGTATTGGTAAGTCCACTGTTATCAAGGAGGTCTGTGAGAAGTTGGCTGGTGATGAGGGCTATATTGCCCTCGACATTGGTAAGGAAGATGGACACGATGCTATTAATGGGATTGTATCTGAAAAGATTCCTGATTGGGCTAAATTCAAGGAGTTCTGTGATGACGTGATTGAAAATAAGTTGACTGATTACAAGGATTTGCGTGTTGTTGTTCTTGATACATTTGATCAGTTGCTTGAGATTGCGGAGCCTGAAGTTATCCGTATGCACAATAGGGCTAATCCTGATAAGCCAAAGATTACTTCTATTAAGGCAGCGTTCGGCGGCTTTATGGCTGGCGAGGATAAGGCAATTCAGATTGTACTTGATAAGTTGTGGGAACTGAAGGGCGTTGGTGTTTCATTTATTGCGATTGGACATACCAAGAAAAAGGATGTTGATGATCCGATTACTGGTGAGTCTTATTCTATCTTGACAACCAATATGAGCCAGCGTTATTTCAATGCCCTCAAGACCAAGTTGCATTTTCTTGGTGTCGCCTACATTGACCGTGAGATTGTCAAGCAGAAAACGGGCAAGAAGAATGTTGTTACCAAGCAGGAAGAAGTCAAGGGTAAGGTTATGAGTGAGAGCCGCCGCATTTCTTTCCGTGATGATAACTACAGTGTCGATTCTAAGTCTCGCTTTGCTGATATTGTTGATGAAATTCCTCTGGATTCTGACGCTTTTATCAAGGCAATCACTGATGCAATTATGGCTGAACACAGTAAGGGCGACAAGACTGTGGAACAGTCTAAGAAAGATTTAGAGAAGGCACGTAAGCAGAAGGAGGCCGAGGTTGCTGAGAAGCTGGAACATGATGCAGCAAACAAGGTTGACGAGGAAAAGAACGCCGAGTTGGTTAGCACCATTCAGAATAAGTTCTCTGATGTAAGTGCCGCAACTAAGAAAAAGGTAAAGGCTTTTATGGCAGAGCATGATATTCCGAATTTCAAGAACGCAGATGAAATTCCTACTGCGAACCTTGAGGCCATTGTCGCTATGCTGAATGAGGATGAATGATATGAATAGATACAGTAGTGGTAGTATTATTGGTTGGATCATCGGTATTATTCTGTTTTGTATCTTTGAGCCTGTCATTTATTTTGGCCTTGCCTATTTTGGTGGCTGGATTATGCAGATGTGTATTGGCACTACAATTACAAACGGATTAAACTTGATGTTTGACACGACACGATTCACACCAGATATTATTCCTCTGGCTTGTGGTACACTCGCAACAATCGGCAGCTTCTTTAAGACACGTGTAAGCAGTAATAGTAGCAAGTGATTCAAAGGAGGATAATCAGTTATGGCAAGGTCATGTAAATGCCATATCACGGGTGAAACCGGGACAACTGATACCTTTGTAAAGATTGGGAAGTATTACTATAAAAATCAAGAGATATATGATGCAGAGCAAAAGCAAAAGGAAACTTATAAATCTCTGATTGATTATATCTGCTATGAGTTTTTGGGATATGGGGATGGTCAGCCCTTCCCCACATCCCTTCCCAAAAAAATTAAGGAACTTTCATTCTACGATTATGAAACCATTCTGGAAACTTTTCAGAAATGTCACGATGATATTTGTTACTGGATGGAACATAAACAATTTGAAACAGAGTATGGAAAGTTATCTTACATCTTTGCAATGGTAAAAGACAAACTCTCTGATGTACGTTCTGATCGTATTCGTAGAGAAAAGCAAAGTGAGAATACAAAGAAAACCGAAATCGAATGTGGTGATTTGTCCAGCATTGGCACAAAACGCAGAGGGAAGGATATAAGCAGCTTTCTTAATGATGACGAATTATAAGGAGGAACTGGCAATGACTGAACGTGAATATTTCGATGCGGTAGAAAAGATTATTAACAAGGCACTCGCCGCTGGCATGACATTAGATGAAATCTGTGAGAAGTTAGGAATTACTACTGATGGCTGATTATCATGTTGGTGCGGGCTGTTTTGGCATATATGCAGGAACATTAAACAAGAAGGGCAATTTGTGGCAAAACAAAACTGAATGTACAGATGAAGCCATAAATGCTGTCCGTGATTACATGGTGCAAGAGTTGCTTGGTGGTCTTGATTGTACTAAAACATCGTCCAATGGCTATCAATGGACATTAAAAGATGGTCGAATTGTAGAACTCCGAGTGACAATTAAGGATGGTGATACAAATAAGTCTTAAAAATTATCCGCAGGAATTAATTAAAGGTCGAGAGAGCGCAGAGGCTACGTTTGTATTTTGCCTATGGAAGCAGCCAGATTTATTTGACGATTTTCAGAGAATTAATGTCAATGATGATCGGACGCTAAAAACTGAAGATGGTACATTTTATTTCTCGCTTGGGCGACAAATGTATAATCAAGGGTTTAGATCATTTGACAATGTTACAATTTACACATTTCTTGAAAATAAGCCTACTGTTAAAAAGCACTTTGATGAACTTGGAGGTTATGCGACAGTTAGTGAACTTTGCTCATTAGTCAATCCTGAAAACGTTGATGCTTACTATGACAAGATTGCAAAAATGAATACCTTAATGACATTACATGATAAGGGGTTCAATGTGATCGACAACATAGAAAAGTTTGCAAAGATGACTAATCAAGAAGTGTATGATTATTATGATTACATTTTGAACAGTGTAAGCATTAAGAATACACATGATATTGATGTTGAAACGTTAGAGATTGATGACAAGTTTCTAAAGGAATGTGATGAAGGGTCTGCACAGGGAATTAGCTATGGGGCGCATTGTCCGATCCTGAACTATTTGACTCTTGGTACACCTCTTGGTGATATGTATATGTTTGCTGGACATAGTGGTGTCGGCAAAACTTCTTTTGTCTTTGAGAATATGATTTTGCCAATGACAGAAGATGGTGTGAAGTGTGCGGTAATCAGCAATGAGCAGCGGTCAAAAGATTTCAAGCAGTTGTTGCTTGTTCATATTATGACAACTGAACTTGATTATTGGGGATTAACCAGAAAGAAGTTAAAAATTGGCAACTTCACAGATGAACAGTGGGAATATTTGCGTAAGGCCAAGAAAATATCTCAAGAGAAGTATGGAAACATTCAGTTTGTAAAGTTGTTCGACAATGATATGAACAAGGTCAAAAGGATCATTAAGAAACTTGCCAAGTTGGGGTATCAGGCAATAATGTTTGACACGATGAAATCTGAGGATGAGATTGATGAGGCTATGTGGCAACAACTTCTTATCCATAGTCGAAAACTGTTTCAGATTACAAGTCGGGAAAATATTTCTCTGATCTGTACTTATCAACTTGCCTTACATACTTTGAACAAGCGGTATTTGGATGCCAGTTGTCTTTCTAATGCCAAGCAAATCAAGGAAGTCTTTTCTGAGATGGTATATGCAAGGCCGCTTTGGGATGATGAATACCCCGGAGAAAAGTTTGATGTAAAAGCATACCAACTGGAGAAAGATAGTAGCGGTAAGTATACAAATGTACGAAAAACAATTCCATTGGATCGAGATAAGAAATATATTGTTGCATTTCTTGATAAAACAAGAAACGATGATGACAAAATTCAAGTCCTTTATCAATTCAATGGCAGATTCAATCGTTGGAAAGAGATTGGATATTGTTCTGTATTTAATGAACACAAGTAAATTATAAGGAGTAAAAGCAATGGAACACCTGACAAGTACACAACAAAAAATGGTAGAAGATAATCACAAACTCATTTATGGTGCTGCTCATAAGTACAAAATCAATCTTGAAGAATACTATGACGTTCTGGCGATTGGATTGTGTAAGGCAGCTATGGCGTTTGATGAAACGAAAGGTCAGTTCTCAACTTTTGCATATATCACTATGCTTAATGAGTACAATGGTGTATTGAGACACAATAAGACGAGTAGTGTTATTCCTGCTCAAAATATTGTATCAATGAATATTCGTATGAGTTCAGATGATGGTGATTGTGTTGTAGAGTTTGGTGATATGTTTCCTGATAACGTGGACATTGAAAAAGATACCGCAGAAACAGATTACATACGTTTTCTATGTAAGAAAATCTGCCATCCACAAGAGCAAGAAGTTATCCAGTTGTTGGCTGATGGGTTTACACAATCTGAAATTGCAGAGAGAATTGGTGTCAGCCGTCAGCGCATTGGTCAGTTGATGAATAAAATTCGAGCGAAATTGGGGAAATATGTGGCATGAGTGTAGGTTGTTTATGTTCTCATTGTGATGCTGCTGATTGTAATAGACGCAAGGATGATAAAATTCGGTGTACTAAATACAGTCAGTGGGTAAATCCGAATGATATAGGCTGTGATGCTTATGTAGGTGCAATGTCATTTGCTGATATGTTGCCTGAAAAAATGAAAGAAATTGCAGAACTATATCATGATTTAATTATGTCAAATAACAAGTAATACAACAAGGAGTGTGTAAAATGAAGAATTGGAAGTTGCCTTTGATTGTTGCAGCGGTTGTAATCGCTGTTGTGATGTTGTGTGTCTTTTCATTCCAAGGGGTTCAGAACAAGGCTATTTCGTTGGAGGAACAGATTAACACAGCACAGTCAGAAATTAAGGTTCAAGAAAAGCGTAGAGCAGACCTGATTCCCAATTTGGTTGACTGTGTTCAGGCTTATGACGAACATGAATACCAGACCTTGATGGATGTTGTTAATGCACGTGGTAGTTCCTCTGATGAAAGTGTTCAGGAGATTCAGACTATGATTCAGGCCGTTGCAGAGGCTTATCCAGAACTCAAGAGCAATGAAAACTATCGTGAGTTGATGAATGAGTTGGCGACTACTGAGAATCTGATTGCGAACTATCGTAGTAACTTTAACAAATGGGTTAAGAGTTATAATCAATACGTAAGGAAGTTCCCGAATCGACAGGTTCTTGGGATGCTTGGATATGAAATTATTGGGTACGAATACCTTGATTATAATGTTTCTTCGGATGCTCCAACAAATCTGTTTGAGTAAAGGACATTTGCATGAAAGTTACTAAGCGAGAAATTATCTTTAGTGTTGCTATTGTAGCAGTAATGTTGATTTTTGGTATTGTATTATCAGACAAAATCAATGATAGCCTGATGAATTCATATCAAGAGTACAATACAGCATTGCAGATCAATGATGATCCTGAACTGTTCAGATATGGAATGAGAACAAATGTTGGTAATGCGTTCGTTCATGGTAATTTGGCAGCGGTTGGTTCTGTATCATATCCTGAAGTTGAAGGCCAGTATGCCACAATGACAAAAGTGACTGAGCGATATACGATGCACACCAGAACAGTAACCAGAACACGCACTGTCAATGGTAAAACACAAACTTATACCACAACTGAGAATTATTGGACATGGGATAGCATTGATAGAGATTATCTTCATGTTGATAATATTTCGTTTCTTGGTGTAGAGTTTCCATATGGAACAATAGATTATTTCCCGGAACATAGTATTACAACCATTTATCAAACATCACATTTGCGGGATGTATATTATGGTTCTGATTTGGAGTATGAAGGAACTATTTACACAGTATTGTCAGACAACACAATTTCAAATACTACTTTTTACTGCAATAGTTCTATAGAAGAAACGATTAATTTCTTAGAAGTTAAATGGCAGTTGGTTGTATTTTGGATTGTTTGGGTTCTACTAATTGGTGGCCTTGTGTATGGTTTCTATTACATTGACAATAGGTGGCTTGAGGGATAAGTAAAGTTCGATAAGAAGGGAGGGTGATATTATCGTCAATGCCTTGTCATTATCGAATTACTTAACAAACAATGTAGATGCGTGTATTACCCTTCTTGAGTGTATGGGTTTTACACAGATTACATATAGGCAGCATAAAAATGAAATCAGGTTCAGCCGTGATGAAGGTCACAATCCCACAGCCATGCGGCTCAAACTTGACACATTAAAGTTTGATGGATTTTCAATCAATGCACATGGCAATTTGTATTCTCTTGTGATGAAATATGAGAGTATGACATTTCCTGAAGCATTAAACTTTATTGCGGATGAACTTGGATTGCAAAAGAGCCAATTTAGTAGAAAGGTTAAATATCCATTTGGCGGGTTCTACAAAGGCTTAATGAAAGAAATTCAAGAGCCGGAGTATTCGATGCAAACATATGATACTTCTATTCTTGATGAGTATGCAGGAAAGTATAATCTCATGTTCTTTCGAGATGGTATTAGCTTTCAAACACAGGAATATTTTAATGTAGGTTTTGATATAGAAACTTTGCGGATCACTGTTCCAGAATATACACTGGACGGTAAATTGTGCGGGATCATGGGGAGGTTGAACGATAGCAAATGCTCAAAAGATGAACGCTGGTTGCCGATCATTCCATGCTCCCGCAGCCTTACCCTTTATGGATACCATCACAATTATGAAACAATCCAGCAAAAGAACATAGTTGTAATTGGTGAGTCTGAAAAGTTTGTCCAGCAGCTTCATTCAATGGGGAGTGGTATTGGCTTGGCAACGTGTGGCTGTGATGTAAGTGATATTCAGGCCAAGCATATTAAATCTCTCATGACAAATAAGATTATTTTGGCTTACGATGAAGGGTTGGAGGAAGATCAGATACGCTTACAAGCTGAGAAATTGATTCTTAACAATGCTGTGTTTAAGAATAAAGTAGGATATGTGTTTGATAAGGACAATGAGATTTTACCAAAAGGAAGTAAAGCAAGCCCATCTGATATGGGTAAAGAGGCGTTCACTGAATTAATACAAAGGCACGTTATTTGGTTATAGATATGAGTTTGTTTTCAAATAACAACAAATACAATCGCAAGGAGAGATGTTATGGCAAAGCGAGATAAAGACCCAAGACTTCAAGCCTTATTTGATGCTGGAAAGAATGTATATAGTATTTCAAAGTGTAATACCATTGAGGAATGTTTGTACGAAACCTTTAAATCATACATTGAGCATGATAAAGGAGTAAATGGTATTTATGGTGTTCTTGGAACGAAAATTCATGACAAGCTGGAGGAAATTATTAATGGGGAGGCTACAGTTGATGAACTCCCTGATACTCTGAATCAAGAACTTTTAGATTTGGATATGCTTGGGATTGAGTTTCCAAAAGATTTCAAGGGTAATGACAGTATCCGCAACAACTGGATTGCAGACATGAAACATTTCTGTAAGACATTCCAGCCGCCAAAGGGAAAGTTCCAGACTGAGCAACTGATTATCTATCCTTTGTCTGAGGACAGGTATATTCAGGGTTACATTGATCTTATTCGTGAAAATGCAGATGGGACTATTTCAATTTACGATTGGAAAACATCTACAGATTTCAAAGCGGCTGATCTTCTGCATCATGGGCGGCAGCTTGTTCTTTATGCTCTGGCAAAAGAGGCAGAGGGGTATACGGTGCGTGATGTGTCATGGATTATGCTGAAATACTGCGAAGTCAAATTCATGGGTAAGAAACGTGCCAACTCCAAAACCAAGACTGAAATTGTCAAGGTTCTGAACCGTGGCAAGTTGGTAAGTGAGTTGCAGCATCATATCGAAAGTGATCTGACCGAACTTGGCTATGATGAGATTGACATTGAAATCATGCTCAAGAAAGCCTTGGATGAAAACTCTCTGGATTCTCTGCCGGAGGAAGTTAGGTCTAAGTATACTATTAAGCCGTATGTTCGCCAGTATGAGATTACTGATGAACTCAAGAAAGAGACTCTGGATTATGTAAACAAATCTGCCGATTTATTTGAGTCTTTGGATAAGGATGATTCAAGTCAGTGGCCTCCAAGGTCGTTCACAAAACTCAGTAAGACAGGCAAAGAGACAGAGGATACTTTCTTCTGTAATAACCTTTGTAATTTCCGAAATACTTGTGTTCATCTCAAGCGATTTAATGATCAATGGGAGTTACGTAAAAAGGATGCAGACGAGGATGCTGATTTGTTCTGATGTTCAGAGTAATTATAGCTGGCGGTAGAGATTTTGAAGATTATGAATTTCTGAAGTTGACTATGGATCGCTTGCTTGCAGATATAACAAGTGAAATATGTGTTGTTTGTGGCATGGCGAAAGGTGCTGATCTGCTGGGAGAGCGGTATGCTAATGAGAAAGGATATAAGGTATCTCGCTTTCCAGCAGATTGGAGCAGCTTCGGTAAGTTTGCGGGATTTGTTCGTAATGAGGAAATGGCGCAAAATGCAGATGCACTTGTAGCCTTTTGGGATGGTAAAAGTCGTGGAACACAACACATGATTAAAACGGCTGAAAGATATAAGTTGAAAATTCGAGTGAAAAAATATAGTAAGTGAAATAGACGAAAGGTAGCTTTTTATGAAAATTATTGATTTTCTCGAAGCAGTAAAAAGAGTTCCCTCATGGGATAGAGAACCCGGCATTACCGATGAAAACTTAGAAGATTTGATTAATCAAGTTGATATGGATAAAAAAATTGGACGATATGACCCATATCCTATTCTTGGTAGTAGACCGCAGCAGTATATTCCCCGTGGATTGGTAATGATTCATGAAGAGCAAGTATGGAAAAATCATGGTCAGTCTCTTAGTCAGTTAGCGCAAAGAGGTGGACTAAGCTGGGCTGAGGCTCTTGCAATTATAGAAGGTAAGTCTTGGAAAGATGCAGAACATGATGAAAATACCGCCGAAGTTATTGTTAGGAAAATGGCTTCTGAGTTTATGAAAGGTTGATTATATGCAACATGATAAAATTAAGTTGACCTGTCATATTAATGGACAAAACGCATATGACAAATTCAAGAAAATTGCATCAGAATTTTATAAAGATTCTACCTATAAATTTGTAGGGCTTGAACTTGATAAAGAACCAACTGCTGATAGTGTAGAATTTTCTGTAGAATTTTGGAGTGTTAATACTGAGAGGCGGTGAAATATTGAATAGACAACTTTTTGTTGATAAATTAAAAAATGCAGTTCCAATGGATGAAGAACATATTGAAAAAGTAATTGCAGATTCTATCAATTCTACTGGTAATGATGGTATCCACCTTATTATTGCTATGGAAGAATTGTCGGAGTTACAGAAAGAAATTTCTAAGGAATTGCGTGGTAAAGGCGATAAAATAAATGTTCTTGAAGAATTGGCTGATGTTCAAATTGTTATTTACTATGTAAAAAAGATTTTAGGAATTTCTAATGAGGATATTAAAAAAGCTATTTCAGTAAAAATTGATCGTTTGTCCTCTATTGTATATAAGGAGAAATAATATGCCCGGAGATTTTATGTTAGATTTAGACTGGCCTATGTGTGGGATTGACAATCAAAAATGTCCAAGTTATTTATCAAGATGTGATTTGTGCGAAAAGAAAGAAAAAGAAAAATTAAACAAAGATGAAGATAGGGGTGAGTAAATGCAAAATTATCACCGTCATACATCATATAGCAATATTTGGGGATTTAAGGACTCGGCTGCTGTAAATGAAGATTACGCAAAACGTGCCGTTGAACTGGGTCACAAAGTAATCTCCAGTGTGGAACACGGTTTTCAGGGATACTACTTTGAAACATATGAACTTTCCAAGAAATATGATCTGAAATTTATTTTTGGTTGTGAAGCATATTGGGTCAAAGATAGGCACGAAAAGGATCGTACAAACTCTCATATTGTTTTACTTGCCAAAAACGAAAATGGGCGTAGAGCAATTAATTCTGTTTTGTCTACAGCAAGTGAAGATGGATATTATTTTCGTCCTCGTCTTGATACTGAATTGTTGTTGAGCCTTCCGGCAAATGATGTTTTTGTCACCACGGCTTGTATAGCTTTCTGGCATTACGATGACATTGAAGATATTGTTGTCAAACTTCATGAACATTTCAAAGACAACTTTATGCTTGAAATTCAGTATCATAAGACAGAAGCACAAATTCATCTTAATGAGCGTATTTTGGCACTGTCTGAGAAGTATGGTATTGAAATGATTGTTGGTATGGACAGTCATTTTATTTATCCAGAACAAGAAGCAGAGCGTAATTATATGCTTGCGACAAATCCAACCAGATACGAAGATGAAGATGGTTGGTATATGGACTATCCTGATGATGATACTACTATGAATCGCTTTTTGGAGCAGAATGTACTTACCAAAAAGCAAATTCAAAGAGCAATGGATAATACTGACCTCCTACTGAAATTTGACGATTATGACATTTTGCCAGATGGATCGCCAAACCCGATTTTCTCCAAAGATATTAAGCTACCTACTTTGTATGATGGAGAACACGTCATTGATGGTGTGTTACTTCCTAAATTAACGCAGGAGGAACGTAATAAAGAATATAGTAAACTGATCACACGGCTATTTAAGGAATATGTCAATGATGTTCCTCCAGAACAGTATGATGAGTATTTTGAGGGAGTGAAAACAGAAGTTCAAGTAATCAAAGACACTAATATGTCGGATTACTTTCTGATCGACTATTACATGGTAAAACGTGCCATTGAAAAAGGCGGCGTTCTGACAAATTCAGGCCGTGGTAGTTCAGTTGGCTATTTTACTAATACTCTCCTTGGATTCTCTAAGGTTGACCGTTTCCAAAGTCCTATCAAGTTGTACCCGGAACGATTTATCAGTAAAAGCCGTATTCTTGAAACAAAATCGCTGCCTGATATTGATTTGAATTGGGGTACACCAGAAATTGCAGCAGAGGCACAGGAAGAAATCTTGGGTAAGGATCATGCTTATCCTATGATTGCTTTTGGAACGTGTAAGAAAAAGAGTGCTTTTAAATTGTATGCACGTTCTCAGAACATGGATTTTGAACTTGCGAATACTATTTCTACACAGATAGAGAAGTATGATGAAGCCATGAAATATGCTGACGATGATGAAAAGGACGATATTAGCATTTACGATTACGTTGATGAAGAATACCATTCTTACATTGATGCAAGCAAAAAATATCAAGGTATTATTACCGATAAGAAAAAGGCTCCATGCGCTTATTTGCTGTATGCTGGGAGTATTCGTGATGAAATTGGTCTGATTAAGTGTAAGAGCGACACCACAAAGAAAGAGTATATGACCGCCGTAATTGATGGTGCGATTGCAGAGAATTATAAATTTCTCAAAAATGATATTCTCAAGGTTGATGTAGTGCTGCTAATTGATATGATTTATAAGCGTATTGGTATTAAGCCACATACAGTCAATAGGCTTATGGAATTAGTCAAGAATGATCAGGCCGTGTGGGATATTTACGCAAATGGATATACGATGGGTGTAAATCAGGTTGAAAAAGCATCTACCACCAGAAAGTCTATGAAGTATCAACCCAAGAACGTTTCTGAGTTGTCGGCATTTATTGCAGCCATTCGCCCAGCTTTTAAGTCTATGTATTCTAAGTTAGAGAATCGTGAGGACTTTTCCTACGATATTCCTGCTTTTGACAAAATTCTTCAGACTGAAGAATTGCCACAGAGTTTCATTCTATATCAAGAGCAGACCATGAATACATTAAACTATGCCGGATTTCCTATTGATGAGTGCTATGGCATTATTAAAGCTATTGCAAAAAAGCATCCTGAGAAAGTGCGTCCTTTAAAAGAAAGGTTCATTAATGGTTTCCGGGATAAGATTATACAGGATGAGGGAGTATCAGCAGAAAAGGCAGAAGAAGATAGTGCAAGGGTATGGCAGATTATTTCTGACTCCTGCGGATACGGATTCAATTCAGCCCATGCTTATTGTATGGCACTGGATAGTCTTTATAATGCTTACCTCAAAGCCCACTATCCATATGAGTTCTACGAAGTGTTACTTCAAACATATTCAGACAAGGGGAAGAAAGATAAGGTCGCAGAACTCAAACAAGAAATGAGCAAGGCATTTGGTATTCGTGAGGGTGATTATCGGTTTGGCCTTGATAACAGAAAGTTCGTTGCTGATCCAGATAATCACACAATCTATCCTTCGCTGTTGTCTATTAAGGGCTTGAGCCAAGGGTGTGCCAATGATCTGTATTCACTTGGCAAAAAGAAGTTTAAGAATTTCTATGAACTCTGGAAGGAACTCAAAAAGAAAAAGAGCCTGAATAGTGCAAAGATTAATACTCTTATCGAGATTGGCTATTTTGATGAGTTTGGTTCGATTGGTAAAATCAAAAGATTTGTCGAAATCCTTGATAAGCTATATGAACGTTCACAATTTAGTAAGTCTGATCCTCCGAAGGAATTTATCTCTTATATCATGAAATATTCTGAGGCCACAGACAAACAGTATCGAAAATTCGATTATGATGCAGCACTCAATGAAATTTGGAATGACTTAGATGATACTGAGATTTCATTTAATGAACGTTTGAAGTATGAACTCAACAACATTGGCTATGTCAAAACCATAATGCCTGATATGTTACCTGATTACGCCTTTGTGCAGGAGTATGAATGTAAATATAAGAATCCTAAACTGACGCTATATCGACTTTGTGATGGTTCTACAGAGGTTGTTAAGGTGCGCCGAAAAAAGTATGATGAAGCACCAATCAATGTTGGGGACATTATCAAAACGCTGGAATGTTCAGATGAAGGCCGTTGGTCTAAGGACGAAAATGGTGACTGGCAGCAGAGCCAGACAGATCATGAATGTATCTTGAAGAAATGGTCTTTCGTTAGGGATAATACTATTGAGGGAGGGGAACCAGCATGAAATGTCCTTACGGAAACGAACGTTGTCTGTGCGCTGATTGCACAGACAACGCAAAGTACGATGGTTGTGAGAAGGAATATTGTATTCATTGCTATTAGTGCGAAGATGCTCAAAAAGCTATTCATGACGTATACTTTTGTACTGGACATAGGAGGATAGAAAGTGAGAACTAAAGACGAACTGTTCATGCTTGGGGAAGTTTCCACTTTACTTCAATATCTTTTTATGAGCGAAAAGCATACTATAATATTTAATAATGGGCTTACTGATTTACAAATCAGAATGGATGAAAATTTCAATATTTGGTGTAGGAATTTGCAATTTCCTGATATTCCTGAATCTGATTTTTCTAAGCAGATGACAACATTATATATGCTTGGTGTCATTCAAATTCTTCAAAATACACCTCCAGTTGAATTTAAAAATGCGTTTGCAAATCGTTGGGAGAAAATCAAACAAATCACCTTGGCTAATCTTGCTTTAAATAGAAAGTAGGTTAAAATGCAATGGTGAGATTTAAAACGAAAGAGATTGATAGTTATTATGCTGCCAATTCAATTTTGAATTTCATTGATTATGCCGAATCTAATTTGCATAACATTGGCAGATATAATGGCTCATTATCATTATACCGCAAATGTTTGTATATTAGACGGGAAGATTCACTGTTTTATAAGTATGGAGAAGATAATACTGGCGATATTCAAAAATTAAAACAATTCATGCGTAGATGTTACCGTGAAATTAATCTGTGGAAGAAGGTATTTTGAAATGATTTATACCACATATTTTGCAAAACTGAAATCGTTACCTAAAGATATTGTGCCAATTAGCATTTGTGGCAAGGCTCCGAATAACTACAATGGCCTCCAGTATAAAAAACTTGCACCAAAATATGATTTCTTTATGAAATGGAAAGAGAATCATGATAACGACTATTATATCTGTTGTTTTGATAATCAAGTTCTTTCTGTGCTTAATCCTACACAGGTAGTTGCTGATTTAACTGCAATGGCAGCAGGACGTGATGTTGCTTTAGTATGCTATGAAAGGCCGACAGATTTTTGCCATAGACATTTGGTAGCAGAATGGTTGCAAAAGAATGGCTATAATGTCCAAGAATGGAGTGCCTAAATGGGAGAAAATAAAAGTAGTGTTTTATACTATAATGGTAGGCCACTTAATATAAGTGAAATGCCTCCCATAACGTTTGATTCATGTGTAGATGGTGGTGATATAATCGGCACTTTTCCACAAAATAGAAATTGTTCATTTACAGCAACATTCAAACATTTAAAAATGAGCCGCAAGAAATTTGTTCATAATCTAATAAAACAAGGTTATTCTAAAAAAGTGGCTAAACAGTTGGCGTGGTATTGTAATGGAAAAGGGATTCCTTATGGTGCTGCTAACAATTTAATAGCTTTGGGTTTATCTGTGAGGTGATTGGAATTTTAGAACTATACAAATATACTGATAAAGAAATTGACCAGCTTGTTAGGTCTATTGTAATTCTTACTGATACCAGAGAACAGAAGAACCAACATATTCTTGATTGGTTTGATAAAAAGAAAATTCCCCATAAGACAAAAGCATTGTCAAATGGAGATTATAGTTTTTATGTTCCTGCTAATCCTGATCTGAATATTGATAGAGATTTGTTCTTTGATAAAGAAATTATGGTAGAACGTAAAGGATCACTGGAGGAACTAAGCGGCAATCTTTCACAGCAGCGGGCAAGGTTTGAGGAAGAGATGGCTACATATCCGGGCAAGAAGTATTTGTTAGTTGAGAACGCAAATTATCAAGATATTATCACGGGGAACTATGATACAAAGTTTTCAGCAAAAGCATATCTTGCAAGCCTTCATACATTTAACCATCGTTATGATCTTCAGATGATGTTCATGCCTGATCCACAGTATTCAGGATACTTTCTGTACGGAGTGTTCACATATTTTCTCAGAAAAATTTTGCGGTAACTGCTTGACAATAACAAGAAATGCAACTATACTAATAATAGATGGGGGGGTTCCTTGGATACTCCATCTACCAAAAAGCATATAACAACAAATACAACAACGAAAGGAGATTGCATGAACAGTTCAATAATTGTTGACCTTGTACGAAAACTCAATGAGTGTCGTGATGCTTATTATAATCGTTCTGATCCGCTTATCCCTGACTCAGAATATGATTTCTTATTTGATAAGTTAAAGCGGCTTGAGAATGAGACAGGGATTATCCTAAGTAATTCACCTACACAGACTGTTGGATATGAAGTCAAGAGCAAGTTGACAAAGGTACAACACGACATTCCTTTACTCTCGCTTGACAAAACTAAAGACGAAAATGAACTAAAGAAATTCGCAAAAGAAAATCCATGTCTGTTAATGTTCAAGTATGATGGCCTAACAGTAGAGTTGATTTATGATGGCGGTGAGTTAATTCAGGCTTCAACCCGTGGTGATGGGTATGTTGGAGAAGATATTACTCATAATGCGAAAACATTCAAAAACATTCCTTTAAATATTCCATATAGGGGATTTCTTAGGGTTGTTGGTGAAGCTATCATTCATGAAAGCGATTTTAAGGCAATCAACGACAATCTTCCTGCTGGTGAAAAACCATATGCAAATGCCCGTAATTTGGCAGCAGGATCGGTTAGGCAGCTTGATAGCGGTATTTGTGCAGAGCGTAATATTGCTTGGATGCTTTGGGATGTACTCGAAGGACTGGATGATGTAATTCCCATTAGCGACTCCAGAGAAGCAAAAATGAATTATTGTGTAAATATAGGATTTGAAGCACCTGATTTTCTTCCTTTTACATTAGAAGTTCATCAAAATAATCTTTCAGAGATGATTGAGTCATTAAAGGCCAGCGCAAAAAATAAAGGTATTCCCATTGATGGCCTTGTTATGAAATATGACAGTATCTCTTATTCAAAACAGAAAGGCGGTACTTCTCATCATAACAATGATGGTATTGCCTTTAAATTTGAAGATGAAACCGCAGATACAGTGTTGAGGGATATTGAATGGTCGCTTGGTAGAACGGGGCAGCTTACTCCTGTGGCAATTTTCGATCCTGTTGATCTGGATGGGACAGTAGTAACAAGAGCCAGCGTACATAATTTGAGTTACATCAAGGACTTTGATCTGCGTATTGGCGATAACATTAGGGTTTATAAAGCCAATATGATTATTCCTCAGATATTGAAAAATCTCTCTGCTGAGAACAGGACAGACAATATTTGTGTGGAATATCCTCATGTTTGTCTTGTGTGTGGATATGGCCTTGTTGTTGAGAAGGTAAACAATACAGAAACATTGTATTGTAAGAATCCTCATTGTGCTGGAAAGAAATTAGGTGCATTTGAACACTTTGTAAGTAAACCAGCTATGAATATTGATGGACTGTCTGAAGCAACGCTGGAGCGTTTTATCTCAAATGGATGGCTGAATGATTTTTCAGACTTGTACCGTCTTGATCAGCATAAAAATGAGATTGTCCGAATGGATGGCTTCGGTACACGTTCCTATGAAAAATTGTGGGATGCTATTCAAGCATCAAGAAATGTTTCATTTGATAAGTTCCTTGTTTCTTTGGGTATTCCTAATGTTGGTAAGACAGCATCTAAGGCCATTGCAAAGTATTGTGAATATGATATTGCAAGGTTTGAAGATTTAGTAGGAAATGATTTCGATTGGACTGTTCTTGATGATTTTGGAGAAGTAATGTCTAATAGTATCAAAGAATGGTTCGAGGACTCTTTGAATGTTGCTCTGTTTGCAAAACTTCTTGATTACATTACGATTTCAAAGCCTGAGATTACAGTTGTCAAAAGCAATCCATTCAAAGACAAAATTGTTGTTGCAACTGGTACACTACATAACTTTACCAGAGATGGTATTACTAAAAAGTTAGAGGAACTTGGAGCAAAGGTTGCTGGTTCGGTTTCTAAGAAAACAGATTACCTCATTGCTGGCGAAAAAGCAGGATCAAAAATGGCAAAAGCGCAACAACTCGGCGTAATGGTTTTGACTGAACAAAAATTCATGGAGATGATTAGTTGAAAATTTTACATCGGCTCTTAGGATATTGCCCTATATGTGGACGTTGGTTTCAATTCAGCACCAAGCAGCGTACCCCAAACACTGTTAAAGACGAATATATTGTATGCTGCAAGTCTTGCTATGAAAAAATCGAAGCATATAGAGATGAATTACTTAGGGATTTACATAAAGATCAGAGGATTAAATCAAGAATGATGAAATAAAAGGCGAGGACGTGCGCTAAAACACACGTCCTCATCAAGTAAATTATTTCTTTTTCTCCGTATCAGCAACGGGTGTTGATTCAGGCTCGTCAAGGGAAATCCCTAATTTCTGAGCAATTTCCTCATTGCTCATTCCAGCCTCTTTTGCTTTTGAAATAAGGGCTTTCAGGCCAGCAGCTTTTGATGCACGTGGCTTTGGATTGAGAATGGTATTTTTCTTTGCCTCTAATTTTTGAATAGCGTCCTTATGTCCAGCAATCTTTTTGTCAATCTCGGCAATACGTTCTTCTGCTGGGCGGCGAACTAACTTGCGCTGTTTGTTTTCGGCTTCTGCCATTATAGATCACTCCTTATCTCAAAATATGGCATTTGAATTATAACACACTTCTTTTAATTTGTAAATATGAAAGGTGAAAAATTTAATGGGAGAATACACTTATACCAATGAGGACTTGATTAAAATGCAATCACGTCCTTTTAATACAAAGCTGCAAGTAACAACTGCAAAGTTCCTTGAGTTTTGTCAAAAGACTGAATATAATGTTTCCCTCTCATTTTCGGGGGGGCAGATAGTTCAGTTTTGTTAGATATGTTTGCAAAGTTTTGGTCATTGCATCGTGAACAGCATGGTAATAAACCCTTGCTTGTTATTTATGCAAATACAAGCAACGAATTTGCGTCTATGCCAAAACACGTTAAATTCTTTTGCGAATATATTGAAAACAAATATGATATAAAAATTGATTTGCACATTGTACGAAGCAAGATTACTTTCTTTGATGTTGTAAAAACTGAAGGGTATCCAGTGGCAAGCAAGAAAGTTGCTCGAATGATCCGTGACGTAAAGGAATTTCTTGATGAAAGAGGTTTGAAATATGAGGACGATATTGAACCGTATCTTGATCAGGGAATTGAAACAGCAAACTATTTGCGCTCTATTAACTGTCCTGCGACTATCGTATTAAGACTTTCTGGATACACCAGAGATAACAACATCTCAAAAACATGGTCAATTCCAAAGAAATGGAGATTTTTAATCAATGCGCCATTTCCAATTAGTGAACATTGTTGTGATATTCTTAAAAAGCAACCGATTAAACTTGTTCAAAAGGAAGTAAAAGCTAATCCTATTTATGGGACTTTAGCCGAAGATAGTCAAATGCGGCGAAATGCTTACTTAAAAACAGGCTGCAATGCTTTTAAAGATGGTCATGGTAAGTCAACTCCTATGGGATTTTGGACTCGACAGGATATATTAAGATACCTACATGATTTTAATATTCCCATTGCACCTCCATATGGCGAGATAGTTCAACTTGAAAATGGTAAATTTGAGTTTACCAAAGAACATAATACAGGATGTAAATTATGCTTGTTTGGTTGTCATTTAGAGAAAGAGCCAAATCGTATTCAGCGTTTAGCTGATATTGAGCCAAACACTTATAAGTTCGTGATGAAAAGTCGTGAGGAAGGTGGTCTTGGTTATCGTGAAGTAATGGATTATTTAGGAATACCTTATGAAAACAAAGGAGATACATGAAAAGAGTTTTAACAGTTACAATCGCTTTTTAGCTTTAATATTTGGCATTGTGGTGGGTCTGATAACGACTCAAGAAAACAAGGTCGAAGAAGTGCAACCGATTCAATCAAGTGAGAAATGTCAATTAGTTCATATTGATTCAACTATTCCTGTAATAGAACCTTTCTATACCACAATAGCAAATCATATTACAGAGAACGAACGTGAAACGCTTGCACGACTTGTATATCTGGAGGCCAGAGGACAATCTTATCTTGGTCAAAAGGCGGTTGTAGAAGTTGTATTGAATAGAGTATTGAGTGATGAATTCCCTAACACGATTGACGATGTAATATATCAAAAGAATCAGTTTTCTCCTGCAAAATACATTGAAACAACTACTCCAACTCAAATTCAATATGACGTAGTTGATGAAGTTTTATCTGAGATTTATCCAGTTTTGAATACAAATGTGCTGTTCTTTTCAACGAAACAATATAATGATTTGCTCTATAAAAAGATTGGTGATCATTATTTTTGTTATTCTACAAAATCTTATGAAAAACAGAAAGGAAACTAACAACAATGAAGCGCAATAATTATCCCAAGCGTAAAAACTCCGAGCAGATGGATGAGCCAAAGAAAGTCGTTAAGATCAGTTGCATGGAGTGCGGGAGTTCTCATGGAACTATGCGAAAGATTAACGATCATGGCAAGAGAGGGTATCTTTGTGAGTATTGTTTTGCCGACTATCAGGCTGACAATGAATCCTAATAACAATAAATACAACAATATAGGAGGCTGATTTATGAAAGTTGTTTCCCCGGCATTTGATATTCTTACACCTATTGATGGTATTGAAATTTTGAAAACCATTGAGACAGTAGGCCGCACTTGCTATAAGAGTGAAGATAAAATCACTGATGATTCTTGTGTTAATTTTGTACAGGGCATTATCAATCGTGGACATGAGGCTGTAATTGAACACTACAACATTACTGTTCGGCTGACAAATGATCGAGGCGTTTCCCATGAGGAAGTACGTCACCGTATTGCCAGTTATGCTCAAGAGTCTACACGGTATTGTAATTATGCCAAGGATAAATTCGGTAATGAGATTACATATATCGACATTCGGGGCGGCATGGAACTCGATCCAAAGGTTAGCAAGTTGGATGTTGTCATTCAGTCTCAAATCTATGATGAGTGGGTAGAGGCTTGTTTAGATGCAGAGAAGCATTACAACAAAATGATTTCGCTTGGTGCTACACCTCAGATTGCTCGAAGCGTTCTCAACAACTCTACCAAGACCGAAATTTGCATCACTATGAATATCAGGGAGTGGAGGCATTTCTTTGACTTACGTTGTTCTCCCGCAGCACATCCGCAGATGAGAGAGATTGCCATTATGCTCCTGAAGGCGTTTAAGACGATGATTCCTGTTGTCTTTGATGATCTGTACAAAAAGTATGTGACAGATGCCAAGACGGAGTAACAGATATATTGAGTGTGGGGATTACTACAAAATTGAATTGTATTATCCCCGCACCAATAGGGTATGTGATTACGCTCTTATTTCCAAAAGTGATAAAGAGATAGCAGAAAAAATTTTTTGGAGAAAGACAGAATATGGCTATGCCAGAGGCAAAAATCCATCAACAGGCAAAGATGTTTTATTACATAAACACATTACTCAAACAACAAAAGAAACAGTAATTGATCACATCAATAGAAACAAACTTGATTGTCGCCGTTCAAACATGAGGATTGCTGATAGTCAAATCAATTCTTTGAACAGAAATCCTCCAAGAAACTCTTTGACTGGATATAAAGGTGTTTCGTTTGATGTGAGAAGTGGTAAATACAAGGCGTACATTAAAATTGATAGAAAGCAATTTAATCTTGGACTATTTGACACTCCAGAAAGAGCATATCAAGAACGAATGGATTTTGAAAGCAAATTAATGTATTGCCTAAGTAAAAATTGTAAGGGGGCATGAAATGAAAGTAATTTTGATTTCCGGGAAGGCTCGACATGGCAAGGATACTCTTGCAGGAATGTTTAAAGATTATCTTGAAGATGAGGGTTATCGTGTGCTGATTGCACATTATGGCGATTTGGTTAAGTACGTCTGTGAGAAATTCTTTGATTGGGATGGCAATAAAGACGAGGCTGGCAGAACTCTTTTACAGTATGTAGGTACAGATATTGTTCGTAAACAGAATGAAGATTTTTGGGCGAACTTTATCAAAGACATTCTGACGATGTTTAGCCATGAATGGGACTATGTTCTTATTCCTGATACAAGGTTTGTTAATGAGGTAGAGTGTTTCAATGGGGACTTTGATTCAAGTCTTGTACGTATCTACCGTCCAAACTACGACTCTGGCCTGACACCGCAGCAGTTATCACATCCTTCCGAAACTGCTCTTGATGATTATAAGTATGATTGTTACGTAGTTAATGATGGCGGTCTGCAAGACCTAAGAAATAAAGTCCCGGAAATTTTAAAGACTATCGGAGGTCTAAATGCGGGATAAGAGAATCATTCTGTGTGATGCAGATGATACTATTGAGAATCTGTGTCAGATATGGGTAACATATCTCAATAGAATGTATGGAACGACTGTACATAGTAGTGAGATTGTTGATTGGAATGTAAGTCTATTTTTTCCATCACTGACAAAAGAACAGGTTTATGATCCGATTTTCAATAAGAATTTTTGGAAAGAAATCAATCCTATTGATGGCTGTTATAAGGTTCTTGAAGAAATTAACAAGCGAGATGAATTGTATATCATCACAGCAACCAACTATCAAACTTGTGATACAAAGATTGAAAGAATACTTGAAATGTATCCGTTTCTCAAATGGTCGCAATTCATTATTACAGAAAGAAAGCAATTAGTGTATGGTGACTGGTTGATTGATGATGGGGTACACAACTTTGATGGCGGTGTTTATAAAGGAATTTTAATGAGTCAACCTCATAACAAAAACTTTAATGCTGAAGAAAATGGTCTTATTCGAGTTCATGGATGGGATGAAATCAGCAAAATTCTACTTTAACAAATTGGGAGGAACATTATGAATTATATGGAAATGACAGGAGATTTGTTTGCTGTCCCACAGGGTTATTACCTTGCTCATTGTATCTCTGGTGACTTCTCTCTTGGTGCCGGAATTGCAAAACAGTTCGATGAAGTTTATAATATGCGCTTTAAGTTGTTTAGGGACTATCCTTTTGAAGCAAATGAAAAGTATGGATATGTAGGCAAGGCTCTCTTAGTGGACAATGTATTTAATCTTGTTACTAAGCCAAGACATTATCATCGTCCTGATTATGATACATTGCTTGATACCATCATTGATATGAGGGATCAATGTGAAAATCTAAATATTACTAAGTTGGCAATGCCTAAGATCGGTTCTGGCCTTGACAGGCTGGATTGGGAGAAAGTCAAAGAAATCATTCAGGATGTGTTTGATGACTCTGATATTGAAATCTTGATTTGTAGTCTGTAAAGAGGAATTGCCATGACAGAGTATAAACCCCGATATTTAGTCATGGTTACTGCGTCTGCAAACAATAATAAGTATTATCGTCAAATTCCTAATGGTGATACATGGATTGCTGAATACGGTAGAGTAGGCAGCAATCCGCAGCGCAGAACTTATCCTATGAGTCAATGGGAGTCAAAGTACAAAGAGAAAATTAAAAAAGGATACGTTGATCAGACCGATTTAGCAGAAGATTTAATGCAAGTAGAAAAGTCAAAGCAAAATAACAAGTATAAGGAAATTGAGAATAGGTCTATTGCTGAGATTGTAGAACGTCTACAAAACATGGCACGAAAAGCCATTAGTGATAACTATACTATCTCATCGAATAAAGTTACACAAGCAATGGTCGATGAAGCACAAAACATTCTAACAAGTTTGCTTGATGTGAAAGATGTTAGTAAGTTTAACGATATTCTATTAAAGTTGTTTACCACAATTCCACGTAAAATGAGTAATGTAAAATCGTTTCTCGCAATATCTGAAAATGATTTTGCAAGTATCATTGATAAAGAACAGAACTTGCTTGATGTTATGAGTGGTCAGGTTGTTCAACATCAAGTTATTGATGAAACTCCTGAAGAAGTCAAAAAGCAAGATTGTACCATTCTTGAACAACTTGGTCTTGAATTTGATGAATGTGACAACAAGGATATTGCAATTATTAAAACTGCTTTAGGTTCTTGTTCTGATAAATTTTATCGTGCATGGAAAGTCAAAAATCTTAGAACACAGAAACGATATGATCAGTTCATTAAAGACAACAATATCAAGAATACTAAATTACTCTTTCATGGGAGTCGCAATGAGAATTGGTGGTCAATTATTAATAGCGGCTTAGTCTTAAAACCTACCAATGCTGTTATTACTGGCAAGATGTTTGGCTATGGAATTTACTACGCTCCTAAAGCAAGAAAGTCTTTAGGTTATACGAGCCTTTCAGGTAGCTATTGGGCGAAAGGAAATTCCAATTCAGGCTTTATGGCTCTTATGGATGTAGCATATGGCAAGCCTTATGATGTACATTCATTTGATAGTAAATATTATAATTTCAATTACGATGAACTGCAACGTGTTTGTAAAGGAGCAAATTGTTTACACGCACACGAAGGAAGTATGCTTCGTAACGATGAAATTATAGTATATAAAGAAGATCAGTGTACTATTCGGTATCTGATTGAACTGAAAAATTAGAATGAAGAGGTGGTTCAATGACTGTAATAAAGCGTGATGGCAGAGAAGTTGAGTTTGACAAAACAAAAATTAGTGATGCAATTTGCAAAGCGATTGTAGAGGTTGATGGCTCTTTGGCAGATGATACAAAGCAACTTGCATATGATATTGCTGATCGTATTGAGTCAAAAAATAAAGGTATTAATTTGACAGTTGAGCAGATTCAAGATATGGTTGAAATTCAACTTATGCTTAGTTATCGCAAAGACATTGCAAAGGCATATATCTTGTATCGAAATGAAAGAACTAAAATCCGTGATAGGAATAGCAATCTTGTCAAGAAAATCATGGTACGTGCTGATTCCAAAGTCAATTTTCACTCAAATGCGAATGTCGATGAATCCTCATTCTCTGGACGTGAAAAAGAGGCTTCAGCCGATATTGGCAAAATGATCGCACTGGACTTTGATGGCCTGTCTCAAGATGTTGCCAATGCTCATAAGGAGATGTTGGTATATCAGCACGATCTTGAAAAGGCAATCTATGGTATTCATAACTGTCTTAATCTGAACTTCCAAGAGATTTTTACCTATGGTTTTAGGACACGCAATGGCGATGTAAGACCGCCTTCCTCTTTTAGCACAGCTTGTCAGTTGTATGCTGTAGCGTTCCAGTGTCAAAGTCAAGTACAGTTTGGCGGTGTTGGTAGTATTCATACCGACCTTGATCTTGCACCATTCGTAAAACTTAGTTTTTATAAACATTTTGCAGATGGCATTGTGTACTTGGATCATTATAGTAGAGAAGATGCAGACTGGATTTTAGATCAGTGGAAGAACAGTAAGCGGTCTATTGATGATCCGTATTTTAAGAAGTCGTTTAATGAGACTGTTTATCAGTATGCTATAGATATGTTGGAGCGTGAGGGTAAACAGGCCGCACAGGGGCTTTACCACAATCTGAATACACTTGAATCCAGACAGGGTTCACAGGTTCCCTTTACAAGTATCAATCTTGGACGTGATACCAGTTTTGAGGGACGGTTGGTAACTAAGTGGATCATGGAGGCCAGCATTGACGGCATTGGACAGCATCACCTTACAAGTATCTTCCCCATTAGCATTTTCCAGTATAAGCAAGGCACTAATGCTAATGTTGGTGATCCAAACTATGATCTCAAGCAGCTTGCTCTTAAATCTATGAGTAAGCGTATTTATCCTAACTGGTGTAACTGCGACTGGTCACAGGCTCATGAGGATGAGAATAATCCTGATACATACTTTGCTACGATGGGTTGTCGCACATTGATTGGGTATGATCGGCATGGTCTTGGTTATATTCGTCAAGGACGTGGTAATAACGTTCCTAACACAATTATTCTTCCTAAGTTGGGTATTGAGTTTGGTATTTGTCTTGGCAAGCGTGATAAGCCTGATTTGGATGGGTTCTGGAAGGCTTTTGAGGAAACCTTAAAGCTGACAGAACGTGGGCTTTTGGAGCGTTTTGAAATCATGATACGGCAATCTCCTAAGTCTGCGCCATTTATGTATCAGAACAATACAATTCAGGATGCAAGGAATTGTGAAAAGGACGTGTTTAATGCGCTGAAACACAATACACTGGCGATTGGATATATTGGTATTGCTGAAATGTGTCAAGCACTTTTTGGTAAGAATCATGTTCATGATGCAGACGTTCATGCTTTTGCCCTGTCTGTTGTTAAGCGTATTAATGAGTATGCTGCTGAAGCATCAGAGCGCAATAATCTAAACTTCTCTTGCTATGCTACTCCTGCCGAGGGTCTTTGCCGCACAGCATTGATGGGACTCCGTGATCAGTATGGCATTATTGAAAATGTCACATCACATGAATACCTGACAAATTCTCATCATGTTCCTGTTTGGGAAAAGGTGTCTATCCAGCAGAAGTTGGAGTGTGAGGCTCCGTTCTGTAAGTATCCTACTGGCGGCTGTATTACTTATGTTGAATTGGATAGTACATTTGTAAAGAATACAAAAGCTGTTGAGGATATTATTGATTATGCGTTTAAGGTTCTTGATATTCCGTATCTGGCCTTTAACTTTCCTATTGATAGTTGTTTGAATTGTGGCTATCAGGGCGAGTTCAATGATAGGTGTCCTCAGTGTGGCAGCGAAAACATTCAGCAGCTTCGCCGTGTGACAGGGTATCTTACGACAGACTATCGTAATTTCAATGATGGCAAACAACGTGAAGTGCTTGAACGTGAGCAGCACAGCAAATATACTCCACAAATTAATCATGACGGATCAGATGAATCTTAATTTAAGATACGCTGGTATTGAATATGACGATGTAGCAAATGGTATTGGCTTGGGGGCAGTATTTTTTACTCAAGGCTGTCCCCACCAATGTCCAGAGTGCCAAAATCCCCAAACGTGGAGTAAGGATGGTGGCATGAAATTCACTGATTCAGTATTAGATCAACTAATTCAATACTACTATGATGTTCCATATGCCAGCAGATTAACACTTTCAGGTGGTGATCCATTAGCAAATCCTGAATTAACTTTTAATGTAATTCTCAAATTCAAATCTGTTTTTCCATATAAAAAGATTTGGTTATATACGGGTTACAATTTTGAAGATTTTGCTTTTAATGTTCCTACAACGGACAACGAACGTTTAATTCAAAAAATTGTTCGGCTATGCAATGTAATTGTCGATGGCGAATTTAAAATTGACAAAAGAGATATTACATTGCAATTTATAGGTTCAAGCAATCAAAGAATTATTGATGTGCAAAAATCTTTAAAAGCCAATCAAACAGTTTTATGGAATGACATGAATGGAGGCAATGCTTGAAATATATTCTTGAAGTCCAATTTGAAACAGATGACCTTGATCCAGAAGAAAGTGAACTGGTTGAGGATATTCGTCATGATGTAGAAGATGTAATTGCAAATTATTCTATAACAGACAATCCAAAAGTAAAAATTAGGGAGGGTAACTAATGCTTGTTGTAAATCTTTTTGGTGCGCCCGGAGCAGGAAAGTCTACTGGTGCAGCGTATATCTTCTCGCAACTCAAGATGGCTGGTATTAATGCAGAACTGGTTACGGAATTTGCCAAGGATAAAGTTTGGGAAGAGAGCAAGGCCGTGTTCCAGAATCAAGCCTATATCTTTGGTAAACAGTATTTCCGTATCAGTCGCCTTCAGGATAAGGTTGATGTTGTAGTGACTGACTCCCCCATCATTCTGTCACCTTTCTATGCTAACGATCCTGTGCTTGGTGATGAGTTTGATACCCTTTGTACTAAGGTGTTTAACTCTTATGACTCAATGAATGTGTTTGTCAACCGTGTTAAACCTTACAATCCCGTTGGACGCTTCCAGACAGAAAGCGAGAGCGACCAGTTGGCGGCTGATCTGTTTGCGTTCCTGAATAAGCATGGTATCGTTTGCCGTCACTATGATGGTAGTCTTGATGGGTATAAAGTTCTCATTGCAGATATTATGGAGAGGCTTAAATGTCCCGGTAGAAGCTATGGCATATAACAATAAATACAACTGCGGAGGATTGAATGGAGTATATTGATTGCAAGTCTATTGCTCAGAAATGGAAAGATGAAATTAAAGCACATGGTATAAAAGCTAAATTTTATGTACTTCAAGTTGGTGATAATCCTGCATCAACCGCCTATATAAAAGGCAAGATTAAGGATGCTCAAGAGGTTGGGTTTGAATGTGTACATGTTCATATTCCAGCTACAACACGTGAACAGGTCTATCATGAAGTCAGTATGAAACTTGAAGAACTGAAATACAGCATGGAAGCAGACGGTGTTATTCTCCAGTTGCCTTTACCCTTTAGCCTGACGATGGATGATTTTAAAGATCATATGAATCCTGATAAAGATGTAGACGGGTTCTTAACTGATTCTCCTTTCGCCCCTTGTACACCTGACGGTATCATGCAAATGCTACAGTATGTTTATGCCACTCCTTTACGGATCGCAAGCAACTTGAGGAACTTGCTAAGAAAGCAGACATTTTTGTAAGCGCAGTTGGTAAACCAGATTTTATAAGCAGCAGTCTTTTCAAAGAAGGAGCAGTAGTTATTGATGTAGGCATTAACCGTACTGAAGATAAATTGTGCGGAGATATATCTATTGACAAAACCAACACAAAAAATATCTTGATAACTCCTGTTCCGGGCGGTGTTGGCCTTTTAACAAGAGCAATGCTCATGCAGCACATTCTTAGAGCATATGAAAAATATCACATTTGGAGGGCTATATGAATAAGTTTGAACGTGTATCTGAAACAGAATATAACAAGGTATTAACAAGTGATTGTACTGCCAAAAACGGTGTAATTTGTGTTGCACCTTATGAGAATATTAAACTTCCACATAGAGCCACAGTGCGGAGTGCTGGGTATGATTTCTTTTCTCCTATCTCTTTTAAATTAAAGCCGGGACAGACTATTAAGGTTCCTACATTTGTCAAGGCTCAATTAAGCCACGGCAGAGTTCTCATGCTTTATCCCCGTAGCAGCTATGGGTTTAAATATCGGATGCAACTTGACAATACTGTTGGTGTCGTTGACGGTGACTATTATAACAATGAAAGTAATTAGGGGCATATTTTCATTAAGATCACAAATGATAGCAAGACAGGCAAGACACTTGAGGTTAATGTTGGAGATGCTTTTGCACAAGGCATTATCATGGGATATGATGTTACAGACAACGATGACGCTACCGCTATCCGAACTGGTGGAATAGGTTCAACATCGGTATGAATAATTTTCAATACATAACAGAAACCTATAAATCAAACTGTTTCATTGAGGCCGCTAAAGCAAAACTCTTTGGCGGCTCCAATGTAAAAATATATTTCTGCAAGCCAAGATTTCATAATGGCAAATTTCAAATGTGTCATTTTATGTGGACTGATGGAGTGCATGATTATGATTTTTCGGATCACGAAGAAGATGAATTGCCGTGGTATAGGTGTTTTCTATTCGATGGTCAGATTAGACAGTTTGAGAAAGGTTTTGCTGAACGATATACAAAATATAGGAACAGAAAGAAGGTAAGACATGACGCTTGAAGATGCAATCCAGCATTGCTATGAATCCATTGATCGCATGAAAGGTGATGGAACTTGCTTAGAGTGTATTGCTGAACATGAACAACTTGTTAAATGGCTCGAAGAATTAAATGAGCATCATATGATTCAAGTTGGCAAAGAAATATGTTGTCTGAGAAAGACCAACGATAGCTTTGAATTAGTGACAGCAGCCATTACCTCTGTACGTATTGGAAAGAATGGTATAACGGCGACTACAAATAAGTTTAAAGGTACACTGGACGTAAATGAAATTATTTCAAATACAAAAATCTTATATAAAACTCCACGTATGATCCTTGTTCAAGAATTTTTCTTTGATGCTTATGGTCTGAAGGAAAAAGCACAGAGATGGATTGAAAATCGTGGTTGGGAATATCAGGAGGCATAATGAAAACAAATCATAAATTTTGTATATGGCTCATTAGTATTGTCGTTGCTATAAGCATTTGCTGGCAATTACTTGAAGTGTTAATTTATGGTGAAATTCAACCAAGAATTGTTGATGATATTATTGGCTTACTTTGGATTGGTGCAATATGTTTTGCTTATAAATTCAAAGAAATTGAATTGAAACGAATGTGGAAGAAATGTAAAGAAGTCCATATAAATAATCCTTGGTGGTTAAGAAAACCTGTTCCTCCTGAAACTTATACTGAAGGATATATAAGTGATCGTATTTGGTTGCAATCTGAACGTGAACTTGGGAATAAAGGTGGATTTACCAAAACGTGATTGATGATAGGAATAAATTGTAAAGAGGTGATTGATTTATAGATGAAGCAGTAGCATTATCACGTCAAATCCCATTTTGGGAGAAATACACTTTGTCGATTGATGAAGCAGCAGCTTATTTCAGAATTGGCAGAGACAAATTATACAAAATCGTTTCTGAAAATAAAGACGCAGATTTCATTTTGTGGAATGGAACGAGAGCGCAAATTAAACGTAAGAAATTTGAAAACTACATTGATAAGTTAAATATCTTGTAATTTGCCTTGAATCAAGACTCTCGATGTGGTATAATTGAAGTAACCACATCAGGGTCTTTTTTCGGATAAGAAAGGAGTGTACAATGTCCGAAAAAAGAACTGAAACAAAACGGCGTGATTCAAAAGGCAGAGTTTTAAGGAACGGTGAAACTCAACGATCTGATGGAATGTATATGTATCGCTTTAACGATGCAGGAGGTGTTAGACGTACAATTTATAGTTGGCGGCTTGTAGAAACTGATAAATTACCGCCACACAAACGGGCTTGTGAACCCTTGCGAGAGATTGAAAAACAACTTACACGTGATACGGATGATGGGATTCAAAGTTTTGTAGCAAACAAGAAAACGCTTAATGACTTCTATGAAAAGTACATGAGCATGAAGAAAGAATTGAAACCCTCTACACGATTTACCTATGCAAACACTTATGACAACTGGATCAGAGATGAACTTGGTTTTCGTCCAATCGGTTCAATCAAGTACAGTGATATTAAGCAATTCTATCTTTCTTTGTATTTTGATAAGGAAATGAAACCTAACACGATCCATGCTGTCAATACCATTTTACATCCTATCTTTACTCTGGCAGTACGTGATGGGTATATCAGGTCTAATCCAGCTTATCAAGTTTATGCGGAACTCAAAAAGCAGAATGGATGGGGACAGGATAAACGCCACGCATTGACAGAACAGCAGCAAGAAGTATTTGTCGATTTCCTTCGTAATTCATCCGTGTATCACAAATGGCTTGGGCTGATCACATTTTTACTTGGAACTGGTTGTCGTATAGGTGAGGCTATTGGCTTACGGTGGGAGGACTGTGACTTTCAAGAGAACATCATTTCTATCAATCATAGTGTTTCTTATACCGAAGTCGAAAAAGGTAAAGGACGCAGGTTCTATATATCTACTCCAAAAACCGATGCTGGCACAAGAGACATTCCTATGTTCAAGGAAGTGAAACGTGCCTTGCTGAATGAACGTCTTAGACAAATGCAGACAGGATTCAGTCAGCAGGAAATTGACGGTTACTCTGGCTTTGTTTTTGTCGGCAACAGGGGAACTATCCATCATCCTACCAGTATCAATCAAACTCTCAAGCGGATTATCAATGCCTATAACACTATGGAAGTTGACCGGGCGAAAAAAGAAAGGCGAGAGCCTATTTTGCTCCCGCACTTTTCAGTCCACAATTTACGTCATACATTCTGCACACGCATTTGCGAAAACGAAACTAACCTGAAGATCATTCAAGAAATCATGGGTCATGCCAATATTTCTACTACGATGGATGTATACAACGAAGCCACTATGGAGCAGAAGAAAAAGTGTTTTGCCAACCTTGAAGGCAAGATTAAGATTGGTTGAATTTACACCAAAACCTACACCATTTCAACCTAATTTCTCAGGACGATGTAGGACATGGTAGGAGAATAAAATGTTTCTTCAACCAAAATCACAAAAATGCCTACAAAATAGGGCTGTTTAGAAACTTATCGGCAGTTATAGAACGGCAAAGAATATCTTCTTAAATCTGGAAGATACTTGAACGAGGCGCATGTGCGCCTCGTTTCCGTTTCCCGAAAAAATTTTAAAATCCCTCTTGACTTTAGTGCTTCTTTGCGTTACACTTCAACGGTACAAAGCGTCAAAGCGCGCGGGACGAGAGGACTGTTTTCTATGGCAATCAAAATTATTATGCTGCTGGTGTTCTTCGGGGTTATGGTGGGCATTGGCCTGTACTGCCGTAAGAACGCCGCCGACGTCAACGGCTTCGTGCTGGGCGGGCGCTCCGTGGGTCCCTGGCTCACCGCCTTTGCCTACGGCACCTCCTATTTCTCCGCCGTGGTCTTTGTGGGCTACGCCGGACAGTTTGGCTGGAAGTACGGCATCGCCGCCACCTGGGCGGGCATCGGCAACGCGGTGCTTGGCTCCCTGCTGGCCTGGGTGGTGCTGGGCCGCCGCACCCGGATCATGACCCAGCATCTGGACAGCGCCACCATGCCCCAGTTTTTCGGCAGGCGGTTTGGCTCCCAGTCGCTGAAGATCGCCGCCTCGGTGATTATCTTCATCTTCCTGATCCCCTACACCGCCAGCCTGTACAACGGTCTGTCCCGTCTGTTCGGCATGGCCTTTGACATCGACTACTCCATCTGCGTCATCGTCATGGCCATCCTCACCGGCGTCTACGTCATCGCCGGGGGCTACATGGCCACCGCCATCAACGACTTTATCCAGGGCATCATCATGCTTTTCGGCATCTCCGCCGTCATCGTGGCGGTGCTGAACAGCCAGGGCGGCTTTATGGCGGCCCTGACCAAGCTGGCCCAGGTGCCCACTGAGACGGCCTCCGCCCCCGGCGTGTTCGCCTCCTTCTTCGGTCCCGACCCGGTGAATCTGCTGGGCGTGGTCATCCTCACCTCCCTGGGCACCTGGGGCCTGCCCCAGATGGTGCAGAAATTCTACGCCATCAAGAGCGAGAAGTCCATCAACACCGGCACGGTGATCTCCACCCTCTTCGCCGTTGTAGTGGCGGGCGGCTGCTACTTTCTGGGCGGCTTCGGCCGGCTGTTCGCCGGCGTGGTGGGCGTCACCGACAAGGGCGCTCCCGTGGGCGGCTTCGACGCGGTCATCCCCGCCATGCTCTCCGGCCTGCCCGACCTGCTGCTGGCGGTGGTGGTGATCCTGGTGCTGTCCGCCTCCATGTCCACCCTCAGCTCCCTGGTGCTCACCTCCAGCTCCACCCTCACCCTGGACCTGCTCAAGGGCCATGTGGTAAAAAAGATGGACGAGAAACAGCAAGTGTTCATCATGCGCTGCCTGATCGTGGTGTTTATCGCCATCTCCGTGGTGCTGGCCATCATCCAGTACCGCTCCAGCGTCACCTTCATCGCCCAGCTCATGGGCGTCAGCTGGGGCGCCCTGGCCGGAGCTTTCCTGGCCCCCTTCCTCTACGGCCTGTACTGGAGGGGCGCCACCAGAACCGCCTGCTGGGCCAGCTTTATCTTCTCCACCGTGGTCATGCTGGCCGATATCTCCCCCCTGAAGGCCAGCTTCCCCGCTCTTCTGGTCTCCCCCATCAACTGCGGCGCTTTCTGCATGATCGCCGGGCTGATTATTGTCCCGGTGGTGTCCCTGTTCACCGCCAAGCCCAAAAAGGAGCTGGTGGACGACGCCTTCTCCTGTTACGAGGAGAAGGTCACCGTCCGCAAAAGCCAGGCCCTGGGCGACCCGCAATAAAAATCTAACATCACATACAAAAACGAAAAAATATATTGCAAATATTTGTGATATATGATAAAATAAATATGGTCCATGGCCGTTAGTGAGCATGAAAGTTGTAAAGGAGGAATAATGATGAAAAAATGGTTAGTATATAAGAAACTGTGTGCTATGTTTTGTGTTATTGCCCTATGTATTCAGTTGATTCCAACGGTTATGGCTATGGATTTAATTTCAGAATTAGCTGGTGAGCAGGTTATTGACAAGCAAAGTCTCGAAAACCTTATGCCTACAGAAACTGATGGCATCTTAAAGACCGTCAATAATGAATATTTAACAGAAAATGATGATGGAAGTTATATTGTTCTTGAAAAGCACAAGGTGTCATTTGAAAATGAAGCTTTGCTGCAAGCGCAGTTACAAGCGCTTGATATTCCAGAAGATCTAAAACAAAGCGTAAGGGATAAGTATGAAACACTCCAGCAATACGGAATGGAAAAAGATATTCAAGTATCCATATATGAAGGGGTAAAAAAAATCAATGCAAATGGCCGTTCTGTAATTGGTGATTTACCTGTTATTACAGCAGAAGGACGGAAATTTAAAGTTTATAAAATTGATCTGACAAATATTAAAATAGATGAGAAAATCGTAAAGGGCAAACAAACAGTGCCAATGTTAAAGAATACAACTGCTCTTGTACTGACAATAATCGGGACGGGACCTGTTGGAGAAACTGTTTCGTTTGGATTGGGTGTTGCTTCAGCAGGAATGACGCTGTTCGATATTTGTTGTGCGGCGCTAGATTTTGGAATTACGGGGACTTTAGACGATGCGCATTATGTAAAGGGAAACTATTCGGGGGTTGAGCACCATTACTACATTTAATTAGCACCCTTCTCCCTTCTTCCAGTGTATCTAAATAAATGTCGT